TCATCGCCCGATCGTGTCCCGCGCCGCCAGCCTGCCGAAGATCGCGACCAGGCCCGAGATGGCCGTGACCAGCTGAAGGATTGTGTCGGTCAGTGCGCCGTCGTCGATGACGCCGGTCGGCACGCCGACGAGGCCGGCGCCGCCGGTCAACACGGTGACGACCGACGCCCAGATCGTGCGGGAGAGATACCAGGGTTTCGCCGTGGTCATGGATATATCCTTTCGGTTGAGACGTTTGGCTCAGGATGTTGAGACGGTCAGTGAAGCCGGGAAGCCTTCGCCGACCGATTGGCTGACCTGCCTGACGGAGATGTCGATCGTGTCCGGCGGGACCGCGAAGTCAGCGGCGAACATTGCAGCCGTGTAGGTCCAGGCGGGGGTGAACGCGTTGGCCGTGCGCACCACGGCCCCGCCCGGAGCGGCGATCCGCACGACATATTCCTCGGCCCATTCGCCAAGCGGTATTTCCGTCCCGAGCCAGGAATCGGCGTCGATCCGCCCGCGCCGGATCCACTCGATCGCAAACGATCCGTCCCCGCTCCTGTCGGCCCGCAGGTGCACCGGCGAAAGCGGCAGCGCCGCGCGGACGCCGCCGACGTGCGTCTCGGTTACGAAATGCTGGTCGGTCAGGTCATGCCCGGCGGGTCCAACCCTCCAGTTCAACGACAAGCCCGCTTCGCCCGCGCGCAGGCCGGCCGGCCGCACACCGCCGTCCAGCAGCACGACATCCGCGCCTTCGGCCGCGCCCGCCGCCGAGGCATCGCCGCTGCCCAGTTGGCCGCGCAGCAGGCCCCTCAGCCGCCATTGCGACGGCGCGATCTCGTCCGCATCGCGGAACTGCACGATCTCCCACGGTCCCGCGTCCGAGCGGATCGCCGCCGCATTCGCCCCGTTCAGCATCTGGAGCATCGGCACGCTGGACAGCGCGCCTGCGTAAAGCCTCACAACGACCGCTCCGATCTCGTCCAGCCGGCCTTCCCGCCCAGGCCCCAGCGCTTCGTGCAATTCCCCGATCGTTGCCCGCTCCGACACAGTCGCGCGCAGCTCGAAGCCGCTGTCGCCGGGCGATGCGTGGATCTGCTGGCTCCGCCACGGCCGCGCATGGATCGCGATGCGAAACCGGTCGACCACCGGTCCGTCGCCAACCATCGGCAGATCGAGAAACAGCGCCAATGGCCGCCCGGCCAGCCCCGCGCCACCTGCGGCGGCAGCCGCGCCCGGTCGGGAAACGGCGCCGCCCGCAGGACGCGCCGCGCCTCGATCGACCGAATCAGCCCCTCTTCGACCGCCGAGACGACAAATTCACCGTCCACGCGCCCCGGCAGGCTGATTAACCCGCCGGCCGCCGCCGCCCTGTCGGCTGCCGGCGTCGCGAAGCGGATCGTGTCGCGCCCGACCCAGGCCCGGCGCAGCCAGTCGGCTGCAAGCGCCTCGGCCTGGCCTGCCTGCAACCCGCCCGGGAAATCGAGCGTCGCTGCGTTCTGCCCCGGCGTGTTGGTCTCGACCGCCCGCGCAGACCCCGACTGATAGTCGATCAGCCCATCGCCGAAGCCCAGCCGCGCCTCGGACGGAAGCTCGTGGTCTGGCCGCCGCGTCCGCCCGATCGCCGGGCGGCCATCGACCGCCGCGACCGGATCGGAGATTTCGACCGCCGTGCCGTTTTCCGCGCCGATCGTCCGAACCCGCACCGCGCCGCCGTTGTCTGTCACGGAGAGGTCGAACAGTTCGACGAGCGCCGACAGCGCATCGCGGCCGCTCGACGGCTCCGCGATCAGATATCCGTCTACGACGCCGTAGGACGCCCGCGCGTCCGCCCCCGCAATGCCCTGTTCTTCAAGGATAGCCTCGACGAGATCACCAACCTCGACCGACGCCATGCGGCCGTTCAGCCAGTGACCGAACAGCCAGTTCTCGCCATCCTTCCACGCCTCGCGGTCGAGCGGAAACGCCGGAAATGGCCGCGCGTCCCATGCCCAGGCATAGATTCGCTCCGGATCGAGCATCCGACCGCCATAGACAGGAGAGACCGGATTGTCGGCTGGATCGAAGGTCTCCGAGCCCGGAACCCAATGCTCGAGATGCGTCTCCAGAAACCGCCGCTGCGCCAGGTCGGACCGTCCCCCGTCCGAGAAGTACGGCAGCGCGTTCTCGGACGATTTCGGGTCGGGAAAGACGTTCGGCTGGTTCGGTCCCTTGTCCACCGCCGCGCAGCCCAGCTCCGTCAGCCAGATCGGCTTCGAGCGCGGTGTCCACGCGGTCGGCGCGCTGAGCTCCGCGCCGCCCACCCGGTCGAAATGCTCGTTCTCCCACCAGGACCGGATGTCCTTGTAGCGGAACACCCACGGTTTTCCGGCCAATCCATCGGTGATCGGGCTGCGCACGCGGTCGCGCCGGTCCTCGTCGCTGGCATAGAACCAGTCAAACCCTTCGCCCGACGCAACGCCTTCCCGCAGGCCCGCGCAGTCGTAGGGCGCGGCAAATCCGTCCGGATTGCCGCCGGCATAGTCCACGTCGCGCCAATCGGACAGCGGCATGTAATTGTCGATGCCGACCGCGTCGATGTCGCTGCTCGCCCAGAGCGGGTCGAGGTGGAAGAAGACATCGCCGCTGGTCGGGTGATGGCCGAAATACTCGCTCCAGTCGGCGCCATAGGTCAGCTTGACCGCAGGCCCGACCACCTCACGTACATCGCTTGCCAGTTCGACCAGTTCCTCGACAAACGGAAACGCGTCCGCCTCATCCCGCAGCGTCGTCAGCCCGCGCAGTTCCGAGCCGATCAGGAAGGCGTCGACACCGCCCGCCAGCACCGACAGATGCGCATAGTGCAGCACCAGCCGACGATAGCCCCAGTCGTCGGGATCGCCATCGAAGCCGACCGTATGGTTGCCGTGGACGAAATCGTCCGCCGCCGCTTCGCCGCAGAACGCCTCGACCTGCGCCCGCGCGGCGCTCGTCATATCAGCGGTTCCGGCCTGCGCCGGCCCGGGATGGCAAGTGATCCGCCCGCGCCACGGATAGGCCGCCTGCTCGTCGCCGCCATGCGGGTCGGGCAATTCGTTTCCGGCCGGCACGTCCATCATCACGAACGGATAGAGCGTGACCTTCCAGCCGCGATCCTTGATCGCGGCGATCGCCTGGATCACCGACCTGTCCGACGGCGTGCCGCCATAGGCCGCAGATCCCCCATGCAGCGAGATCGTGCGGGCGGTCAGTGCGGTCTGGCTCGACACCTTCCATCCGGTCGTGTCGACGGCCCCGCCCAGATCGATCTTTGCCGGATAGACTTTGCATTCGCCGGCGCGCAAGTCGTCGCCGAACCACGTCACCACCAGAGCGACATGCTTCAGGTTCGGGCACAACATCGCCAGTTCGTCAAGCGATGCGTCGAGATCGGTCTCGCCGAACAGCACATGCCGGTTGACCGTCTCGGTCTCGCCGCGCACGAAGGAGCGCGTCACGACATCTGTCGCCAGCCCATGCTCGGTCGAGCCCGGAATGAGCGTGATCGCCCGGATCCGCTCACCGAACCCGCCCACCGGCCGCAGCACCTCGAACTGCATCTGCGGCAGCCGGTTGCCATAGTCGCCGAGCGGAAACCGCTCCAGCACCGCATAGGCCGTGCCGCGATACCCGGGCGCATTGCCCTCGCCCTGCTTTGCTTCTACCAGCGCGTCCGGCATCTGGTCGCCTGAGCCGCGATGGATGCGGATATCGACCTGCATCAGGTCGACCTCGCGCCCGTCGGCCCAGACCCGCCTGATCCCCGCGATCTCGCCCTCGCACAGGCCGAAGGCCGCATTGGCGGAATAGCTGTAGGTCGTGACGCGCGGTCCGCCCTTGAAACCGTCGCGCTCGGTGCGCCGCGTCTCCTGGAACCTGGTCGCCCAGATCAGAGTCGCGCCGATCCGCGCCGCGCCATAGACGCGTGGGATCGGCGCGCCCTCCTCGGCCGTGAACGGCCGCATGCCCGAAAGCCGCGGCCCCTTGTGATGCAGCGTGCTGTTGATCAGCGAGCGGTCGACGAGATAGCCGGCGAGCGACCCTGCGGCGCCGCCGAGCGCCGTCCCGACCGGCCCCAGGAATCCGCCCAGAAACGCGCCCGCCGCCTGCAGGATGAGTGTCGCCATCGGTTGGGTACCTCAGCGTTCGGGAAAGGAAAACACGCCGCACAGCCTCCGCCGCCAGTGCGGCAAGAGCGGCGAGACCAGCACCGCGTGGCCCTGGTAGGCGTGAATGAACCGGTCATTGCCAATCGCGATGCCGCAATGCCGCGCCGCGAGCCGCGGCCGCAGCCGGAACAGCAGCAGATGGCCGGCCGCGTGATCCGCAACCGGCCGTTCGACGCAGTGCCGCCGCGCCGCTTCCAGCAGAGGATCGCCAGCCGACGCCTCGGCCCAGTCGGCTCCATATGGTCCCGGCTCCTCCGGGCTCTCGCCGTACACGGCCCGCCAGACCCCGCGCACGAGCCCAAGGCAGTCGCAACCGACGCCCTTGCGCGTCCCCTGGTGCCGATAGGGCGTGCCGAGCCAATCCAACGCCTCCGCCACGATCGCGTCGGCAGTCGCCGTCCGTCCGACCTCGCTCATGGCACCAGCGGCTCGCCATCGAACTCGACGCCTTCAGCGACATAAGCATAGGCGGCGTCGTTGCCCGGCATATGTGGGAAGCCGCGGAAATTGACGCCGTTGGAAAACTTCGTCCTGCAGGTCGAAAACCGCTTGTCGCAACCCGCCACGATCGCCAGTGCATCTCCCGCCGACGCCGCCACGGCGTCCCATAGGGTCAACACCGCTTGAGTGCCGTCCTTGCGGTGCGACGTCACACGCTGCCGCCGCCCGGCCGACACGCCTGATGTCCAGGTCAGCAAGCCATGGTCGAACCAGGATTCCGCGAATCCATCCAGTCCCGAGGCCCGAACCGCGTTCGAGCCGTCGACCGAGACCACGACTCCCTCGCCCGAAAACTCCTCGGTCTCCAGGTCAAATCCGCACCGCGCATCGCCCAGCTCCGCGTCGCACGATTTGCGAAACGTCCGCCCGGTGCGCCGGTCCAGCGCTGCGCCGATCCCTTCCATCTCGACGACGAAACGTCCGTCCTGCAGCACGATCTTGCCGACCGTGGCGCTGCGCAGCACGGCGTGCTGCTCCGGCGCCCGCCAGTTCACCAGCAGCGTCTCGACCCGCGCCCCGTCATAGCGCCCGGCGGCGATGTCGGCCTCGCTGATCCGGTCGGACGACAAGGCGCCTTCCACATCGGTGGCGTCCGCCGCCAGGCCCATCGTGTCGCGGGTTTCGCTGGCCGTCAGGCCGCTCCGCGGCTCGAAATCGACGCCGCCGATGACAATTGGCCGGTCGTGGTCGGTGAAGCCCAGCACCGTCTCGTCGCGCCGCGTCAGCCGCCAGCAATGGCAGACCGTCGTCGCCTGCCCCGACAGGTGCGTCAGAAAATCCTCGGAAAACGCTGTCACAGCGCCACCTCGACCAGCGGGATTGTCGGAATAGCTCCCGCGCGAAATGTCGCGAGGCTGGCCTCGATCCGCTCGGCATCGAACCGCACCGGCACGTCGAAGACGAAGCCCGCCGTCACCGCTGCGCCCTCCGCCGGGATGTGGCCCGGCTGGAACGTCACCAGCCCGGTCGACGCATCGACCGTGAAATGCGTCCCTTCAACCTGCGCCACGCCGGCAACGGCAATCTCGACCGTCCCCGCCACCGGCTTGGTCACCGGCCGCACATAGGCGTCTTCGCCCCCGCCATAGGTTTTCGACAGCTGGAACGCCGCCTGCTCGCCGTCTCCCGTGCCGATCGGCTGGTCGAGCGCCGCTGGCGTTTCCTCCGGCCGGCACGACTTCATGTCGAACGGATCACGAAACCGGAAGCCATGCAGCGATCCGCGCCGCGCCTCGAAGAAGGCCAGCACGTCATGCAGATCCTCGGCCGACCGCAGACCCGTGCCCGCATCGTAGCGCCGCCGCGAATGCGCGAAGCGCGCATTGCGCGCCTCGCGTCCCGACATCAGCGTCACGATCTCGTTGCGCCGCTCCGGGCCGCCCGTCGCGCCGAACGACACGGCGATCGGAAACACCACCTCGTGAAAAGGTGAAAGCTCTGCCATGTCCCGCCCTCCGGATCACAAGGTCCGCGCACCGCGCGACGCGGCCCGCGCCAGCATCCCCGCGATCTGCGCCTCGGACTTGCGAAACGACGCCGTGTCCGGCGTCGTCACGTTGAACACGATCGTCGGCGCGCCTCCGCCGCCCTGCGCGGCCACGCCCAGCCGTCCGTCCGACGTCCGCTGCAGCGGCATGATCGCCTCCGCGCCGGCCTCGCCCATCAGCCCGAGCGACCTGCCGGCCTGGAAATAGGTCGGCTGCGCGACGACCCCGCCCGCCGCGAACGGCGTCGCCCGCCCCGGCACGCCGCCCTGCGCGAAGGGCAAAATGCCGCCCAGCAGGCCGGAAAACAGCGATCCGAGCAGCGATTGCAGCGGCGCCAGCCCCTGGTTCAGCGCCATTCCGGCAAAGTTCAGCGCGACGCGCCGCAGAATGTCGTCCAGTTCCTTGCCGCCAATCACCGCCGCCTTCAGCGCCCCGGTCAGTTGCGCGCCGAACCCCTGCGCCAGCCCGTCCAGATCGGCCAGTGCAGAGGCAAACGGCGCGGTGTCCGCCTCGATCCTCACGGTCACATGCTCGTCCATCGAACGTTCCTATCTGTCGGGAAATGTCTGCATCATGCGGTCGAACGCGCCGCGGTCCGGCGCATCGGCCCCTTCGCCAAGAAACGCCCGCGCCGCGCGGTCAAACTCGCGCGGCGTCATCTTCCAGAATGCCTCTGGCGCCAGCCGCAGCAGGCCAAGACCCAGGGTCATCGCCTGGGCCCAGGGAAAGGCGGCCGGTCCGCCCGCCGCGGCTGTCAGGGGTCCGTCTGGGACTTGGCCGCCCCGAACGTCGAGGTCAGCAGTTCGGCGGCGATCCGGGCAAACCCTGCCGCGCCGCCTTCCGCCTGCATCGCCCGCACCTCGTCGTCGCTGACCGGATTGCCCGCCCCGCGCAGCCCCGCCCCGATGATCTTCACCAGGTCGCCGGCCGACAGCCTGCCGCTCGCAAACCGCTCGACCAGCGCGCCGAGGTCGCTGGCCGCAAATGCGTCCTCCAGCTCCGCCAGCGCGCCGAGCGTCAGGCACAGCCGAAAGCTCTTGCCATCCAGCGTAGCGACCGTCTCGCCGCGATGCCGGTTCGCGTTCATGCCAGCGCCTCGAAGGAAATCGCACCGGCCGATTCCAGCGCCAGCTCGAAGGTCACCTCGCCATCATGCGCGCCGGTGTATTCGAGCGACGTGATCTGGAACGGCCCCTGCGCGGTGCCGAAATCCGGGATCACCAGTTGCCAGTTGCGGATCGTGCCGGCGAAGAACAGGCTGCGCACCGACGCATCTGACGCCTGGTCCTTGAAGATGCCGGACCCGCTGGCCGAAGCCCGCTGCACCCCGCTCCCGGCCAGCAGCTCACGCCACCGCCCCGCCGAGTCCGAGTCGGTCACGTCGACCGTCTCGCTGTTGAACGCCAGCCGCTTGGTCCTGAGACCCGCTACCGTGACGAAAATCCCCGCCCCGCTCGAATCGAGCTTCAGCAGCAGGTCCTTGCCCTTCTGTGCGACCATTGCGGTCTCCTGTTGATCTGTGAATGAAGCGCGGCGTCCGCCGCCCCTCCCCCTTGTGGGGGTCCGAAGGACGGGCCGAAGGCCCCGGCAGGTAAGGGTGGGGGTTCACGCGCAAGGCCCCCACATGCAGCCCTTCGAGCCACCTCCTCCCCGTTGGCAAGAAGAGGAAGAGCGCCAACGCCGCAAGCTCCCTCTCCCCTTGGGGAGAGGTCAGCCGAGCGAAGCGGAGGGTGGGTGAGGGGGCGGCGACCTCAGCGAGATAGTCAGCCCGCCGGCTCCATCACCGCCCGAAACCGCAGCATCCCGTGATGCACCGAAATGTCGTCATCGAACCGCACCTCGGCAAACTCGAGCTGCAGGTTCACCAGCACATGGTCCTCCAGCTCCGGCGGCGCGGCGTCGATCAGCTGCCGGATCGTCTCCATGATCTCCAGCGTCTCGGTCTTGCCCTTGGCCTTCGACCAGACGTGGATCGTGAACAGCTGCTCCGTGCCGCTCTCGGTGCCCGTACTCCAGTCGTAGATGCTGGTGCGGCCGAATGAGACATAGGGAAAGGCGGCATTCGGCGGTGTGGCATCGAACACCTTCTGCCCGCCAAGCTTCGCGACCAGCGCCGCATCGGCGGTCAGCAGGCCATGGATGGCCTTTTGCAGATCAACGGCCGGCGATGCCATCGTGACGCCTCCCCTCGTGGCGGACCATAGGACGATCCGGCTTGCGCGAGGCAGAACCGGCGGCTGGGCGACGGTAGCGCGCCTCGGCCTTGTCCGCCAGCGCATGCGCCCGGCCGCGCAGCGCCCGGATCAGCCCGTCCGCTGTCAGAGCAAACGAGACCTTCATCGCCCGTCCTCCCGCGTCCGCAGCACCAGGTAGCGTCCCGTCTCGTCAGGATCGTGAACGGTGAGGATCAGAAACCTGCGCGTCGCCCACGCCAGCCGCATGCCGCTCGCGACATCCGGCCGATGCCTGATCGTCACGCGATGCGTCACCTCTTCCAGCGTCTGGTCCGCGCCGAATCTGTCACGCGCGTCCACAGGCTCCAGCTTGGCAAAAAAAGTCGCGATCCCGGTCCAGCTTTCGCCAAAACCGCCCGCTCCATCCGGAACCGGCGTCATCTGCTCCAGCGACAGTTGAGTCCGCAGATCGCCCGGATTGATCATCACCGCCATCACAGCCGTCCCGTGCGGTAGCCGGCGATCAGCCGGTCGAAACCAGGCGGCACGGACACCGGCTGATCCTCGGCGCGATAGACGGCGCGGAACTCGTACCAATGCGCCACCAGCACCAGGATCGCCCGCTTCAAGAGGTCCGGCACATCCGTCCCTGCCTCGCCGAAGCCTGCAACGAAGTCGATCTCGATACCGTTCAGCCGCTGCTCCGGCGGCGGCGGGCTGACGAAATGCAGCCGCGCCGGCCGGCTCTTGAGGTCCGCCTCGTAGCTGGCGGCGTTCAGCACCGAAGCCTCGCCCTCCGCGCCATACACCGTCACCGACAGGATCTCCTTCACCGGGTGCCGGCGCAGTTTCACCAGCCCGTCATGCGGCCAGCGATCGAACGCCAGCCGCCACGCCTGGTCGATCAGCGCCACGCCGGCCTGCGCCTCCACCTCGGCCGTTGCGGCCCGGATCAGTCCGGCCAGCAGCGCGTCCTCGCTGTCATGCCCAACCCGCAACTGCGCCTTCACTTCTGCAAGCGTCACCGGCTCGGCCGCGGGATCCACGCTTCGATAAAGCGTCATGGGAAATTCCTGGTTGGAGATATGCGCAAGACAGCGGCTGCGCGAAGGGCGTCGGCGAGGACAGAAACCGACGCCGCTGAGTCAAATGGGCCGGGCGGGGAGAACCGGAGCGCAGCGGACTAGTCGTCCGTGAGCACCGGAAGTGCACCCGCCCGAGTCCAGTTGGCCAGCGGCGTCGGTTTATGCCTCGCCGAACTTCAGCAGCTTTATCGCGTTGAAATCCTGCACGCCGCCGCCGACCCGCTTGGTGGTGTAGAACAGCACGTAAGGCTTCGCCGAATAGGGATCGCGCAGCACGCGCACTCCCGTCCTGTCGACCACGAGATAGCCGCGGCCGAAATCGCCGAACGCGATCGGCGTCTCGTCCACGCCCGCATCCGGCATGTCCTCGGCCTCGACGAGCGGGAAGCCCATCAGCATCGCCCGGCTGCCGGGCGAGGCCGGCGGTTGCCAGAGATAGTTTCCGTCGGCGTCCTTCAGCTTGCGGATCGAGGCCTGCACCTTGCGGTTCATCACGAAGGAGGCGTTCTGCCGGTAGCCGGCCCTGAGCGCATAGATCAGGTCGATCAGCTTGTCGGACGGGTTGCTCGCCGGCAGCGCGCCGTCGACGCCCGTCGCCACATAGCCGAGATTGCCCCAGGTCCACGACCCGTCGGCGACTGTGTCGTAGTCGAGGAAGCCGCGCGGCTTGTTCGTGCCATTGCCGGTCACGAAGGCGAGGCCCTCCTGCTCGGCGAACGCCGCCTCTACCTCGGATGCGATCCACTGGTCGAGATCGACCGCAGAATCCTCCAGCAGCGAGGCTGTCGCCGCCGGCATGGCGTAGAGTTCCATCGCGGGGAACGACAGTTCCGACAGCGTCGCCGTATTTGTCTGCGGCCGCGCCGCAGTTTCGGCCACCCAGCCGGTCGCCGGCCCGGTCAGCGAGAACGGCTTCTTCAGCACCGCCGTCGACACCTGGCGCACCGAGGCGATCGAGCGGATCGGCGACAGGCTGGCCAGCCGCTTGCCGATCTCGGTCTCGGTCTCCTCCGGCACCAGATAGCCGCCGTCCGGCCCCGATCCGTAGGACATCGCCTTCTGGTCGATCGTCTGCAGCGCGCGCTCGTCGCCGCGCCGCACATAGGCCTCGAAAGCCTCCTTGTGCTCGCCGCCGGCAAACCCGCCGTTCTTGTCGCGGCCGAGCGCCGGCCGCGCCTTCTTCAGCACCAGCTGGTCCATCGCCCGCTTCTGCTCGTCGAGCGCCCGGCCGATCCGGTCCACCTTCTCGGCGGTCACCGCGTCCTCGCCGAACCGAGTCTCGATCTGCGCGATCCGCTCGTCATTCGACTCCCGAAACGCCTCGAAGGCGCTCATGAATTCCCCGAAAGCCTCGGAAATGTCGCCGCCCTTGGTCTCGGGCGCAGTCCCGTCCGTCATCATGCCATCCATTCCTCTTCCTTGATGTGGCGCGCCGCCCGGCGGAACAGTTCCGTCAGGTCCGCCTCTCCTTGGCCGGCGGAGTTCTGCCGCTGCCAGCGTTGATGGTCCGGCCGCGGACGCCTTGCGCCCGCCGGACCCAACCCTTTGATTCTCGCGATCCGCGCCTCCGGCAGCATCGGGAAGGTCACGATCGAGATCTCCCACAGATCCGCCTCCAGGATGCGCCGCACGCCTGTGCCGAGGTCCTTCTTCGCCCGCACCGTCCGGAAACCGATGGACAGCCCGTCCAGCGCGCCGGCCCGCATCAGCCGCAGCACCTCCTGCGACTTCGCCACGCCCGGCGTCAGCTTTCCGCGCACGAACAGCCCGCGCGCGTCCTCTCGGATTTCCGTCCAGCGCCCGATCGGCTGGTTCGGGTCGTGCTGAAACAGCATCCGCACGCTCTCCGGCCCCTTCAGCCGGAGCGAACGCCGGAACGCGCCAGCCACCACGGCATCCTTCGCCATGTCGACCTTGCCGAACACGCTCGCATAGCCCGAGAACGCGCCGTCGCTGTCCACATCCTCCAGCGTCACGCCGGCGAACTTCCGCTCGACGGCGCGCCGCACCGGTTCAACACCCATCTCAATCTCCCTGCTTGTTTTCGGTCGCCCGCCTGGCGAAGAAGCGGCTGACAAACCCTACCGCCCACCACGCGCACAGGCTCGCTGCAGCCGACCCCATCAGGATCGTCTCCACGGCGCCCAGCCTGTCCTCGATGCCCAGTTCGCCGGCGATCTTCAGCCCCGCCGCCCCGCCGAAGACGAGGCCGGACACGACGCCGACCGCGAACCGTATCGCCGCCTCGCGCCGGCCCCTGGGCAGGATGTAGGCGATGGAGATTGCGGACCCGGCCACAGCGCCAAGCCCCTTCGCGGCCCAGATCAGGGCCGTGTCGGACAGGTCGGTCATGTAAAAAATCCCTGCGAGATCAGGGGAGTAGCGAGTAGGCAGTCGGGTTGCGGCCGAACTGACCAGAGACAATCGTCACATCGGTCTCGGAGATATCGGTGAGGCGGGCGGCAACGAGGGTCTACCCTACTGCCTACTGCCTACTGCCTACTGCCTACTGCCCCTTCCCGTACCCCACCGCCTCCCGCTTCTCGTCATCGCTCAGGAAACTCGCGCTTCCGACCCTGGTCCACAGCGCGTCGCGCTCTGCCGCCAGGCCTTCGATCGCATCGGCGTCGAACCACAGCCGCAATTCCTCTCCGAACTTGGCCGAGAGAAACCGCGACAGGTCTCCGGCGATACGGCCGACCAGCGGCAGCACGGTCAGTCGGTAGAAGGCGCGGTTGGCTTCCTGGTAGTTGGCGTAGGTGTTGTCGCCCGGAATGCCGAGCAGCATCGGCGGCACGCCGAAGGCAAGCGCAATGTCGCGGCTGGCGGCGTTCTTCGCCTCGATGAAATCCATGTCCTTCGGCGTCAGGCCCATCGTCTTCCAGTCGAGCCCACCCTCCAGGATCAGCGGCCGCCCGGCACGCGTCACGCCCGAATAGCCCTCTTCCAGTTCCGCCTTCAGCCGGTCGAACTGCTCGTCGCTCATGTTGCCGCCGTCCTTCGGCGCATAGACCAGCGCGCCGGAGGGCCGCGCCGAATTGTCCAGGAGCGCCTTGTTCCAGCGCCCGGCCGCATTGTGGATGTCGAGCGCCATCAGCGCGGCCTCCAGCGGCGGAAAGCCGTAGTGGTCGTCGAGCGGATGAAACAGCGTCAGGTGCAGACCGCCGGGCCCGGCCTCGTCGCCGGTCACGATCCGCCGTTTGGCCTTGCCGGCGCGATAGTCCAGCGCCACCGGCCAGCCGTCGGCATCCTCCACCACGGACACCCGGTCCGGCCGCAGGAGATGCAGCTCCCGCGCCTGCGCGCCGGCTTCCGTCATCTCGGCATAGGCATTGCCGGAGATCAGCAGGTGCCCATAAAGCGTCTCCATGAATGCCGCGCCCGACTGCCGCCCGTTCGGCCGCTTGAGCAGGTCCAGCGCCGGATGCCGCTCCAGCTCGACCCCACCGGCATAGAGCAGCCAGGGCGCCGCGGCCGCGGCTTCCGCGATCATCCGCACCGAGCGATGCACGACCGGGTTCGTCATGAACCCCTGCCGCGCCAGCCCGGGAAAATCCCGCCGCGTCCACACCGCGTCGCCCTGCATGTGCAGCGCCACGAAACCCGTCGCCGCCTTGCGCCCGCTCGGCTCCGGGCGCGCAGGTCCGCGCCCGGCGAAAGGCCAGGTCCAATTCATGTGAATGTCCTTAGATTTCTTGGGGTAAGCCAGTAGGCAGTAGGCAGTAGGCAGTAGGCAGTAGAAAATTCTTGCCAAAGGTCACTCATGACCAGCAGGCAGTACGGCGAGCGAACCGCAATCCTACTGCCTACTGCCTATTGCCTTCTGCCTACGGCCTACGGCCTACTGCCTACTGCCTACTGCCCTAAACACCCCTCACCCGCGGCGTTCCCTGCCGCACCAGCAGCAATTCGCTCACCGCCCAGACCAGCGCGTCGACCCGGTCCGGCGAACGGCCGTTCGACAGGCCGTTGGGGCCAAAATCGCACATTTCGTCCTCCAGCTCGGCAAACCGCCCAGCGTGCCGCACCTTGCCCTGCTGGTAGAGCGCCGCCACCGGCTCCGCGCGCAGCCACTTGCCGCGGGTTGCCCGGACAGGCCGCACCGGCACCGTGGCATCGACCGAACGCAGCACCGACGCCACCATGTCGCCGCCCTGGTTGGTCTCGGCGACGATGCAGTCCGCCTCCAGCCGGTGGTAGAGCCCGATCGCCCGCGCGGCCCACTCCGCCGGTCCGAGCCCACGCACCGTCGCGTCGGCCAGCACCACCGCGAGCCCGTCGGCATCAAGACCGACAGCCATGATCCCGCACGCATCCGACGTTTTGCGCGCCGTCGCGGGCGGATCGACCGCCACGACGATGCGCCGGAGATGACCCACGGCCCCGCCCGCCGCCGCCTCGATCATCGCGCGCGACCACAGCGCGTCCTCGCGGTCCTCGATCAGCTCGCCGTCCAGTTCCTGCCGGCCCAGATGCGTCCCGCCGTAGCGATCGATGATCGAGCGCAGAAACCCGCCGGCCAGGTTTTCGGCATTGTCATGCGTCCGCATCCGCGTCAGATGGACGGTCGGGTCCGCCCGCAGCCGCTTGAGCAGCGCGGTCGGCTTCGGCGTGGTCGTGATCAGCTGCACCGGGCGCGGCCCCAGCCGCAAGCCGAACTGCAGCATGTCGAAACACGCTTCAGCGTTCTTCCACTTCGCCAGTTCGTCGCACCAGGCAGCCTCGAACTGCGGCCCGCGCAGACTGTCCGGATCCTCCGACGAGAACGCATGCGCCACCGCGCCGTTGTCCCAGACCAAACGGCGCCGGGTCGATTCATAGCGCGGCCTGTCATGCCGCGAGATCGTGATGATCCCTGATTCCCCTTCCACCATCACTTCGCGCACGTCGCCGAGCGTCTCGCCGACCAATGCGATCCGCGCGTAGCGCCCGGTCCGCGTGAACGGCGCGAAATTCCGCACCAGTCCGTTGACGAATTCCGCGCCCAA